AACGTAATAGGCATCCTTGAAATTGTGGCTGTGCGCTGGCAACTGAGCAGCGGTGACAGACTCTTGCCCGGCTCTATCACCATTTTTCCTCCCCGCCACATCCTCGGCGCCAGCCAGAACACGCCCCGTCGCCGTTCCGAATAGCTCCCATCCGGGATTGCGTAGGAGCGCGGTTGCCAGCGAGTCTGCCGACACATACTTGATGTCGCCCGGCGCGCCTTCGATGGTTGTCCATTTCGAGCCGTCCCATGTGATCCAACGAGGGATGTTGGAGTCGTAATGAAGATGGCCTTTGGGCAGGCCCGTGGTGTTGGGCCTTGCAGCGCCGGTTGTTATCGACGCGTATGGCCGCCAGAAGTTGGCGCTCGTCGCCGGATCATTTCCTATGTTGGGGTCGGGTGGCACGCTAGTTGAAACGTGAGTTGAAATGTAAATAACACCATTTCGTGAGCAGAGACTGTTCAGGTAGTATTCCTGCGTCGCGAGCCATTCTGGGACGCCTGACTGGAAAATGTAGGCGAGTTGGTAGCTGAAGAGGTATTGCAGCGCGTTCATGTCTTGCAGGGCGGCGACATTGTTGCGCACGGTTGCGCCGCGCCAGCCCATGTCGAAGCCCTTTTGTGAATCTGCTCCATCCGGTAGGGATTGTATTAAGTCCGGGTCGGTATTGCCGGCGGCGTCGGCGGCGTCTTGCGGATTTTGGGCGGCGAGGCTTCCGAAGCGGGCGATGTTGCCGGCGGCGGGCACATTGCCACCGAAGATTTTTTGAAGTTTACGTTCGATTTTAGGCATGGGAATAGAGTTTAAGTTGAAGGTTTAAGTTTAGATTTTACTGGTTGTAATTGGCATAGGTGACCACGGTCGCGCCTGTCAGATTGCCCGCATAGCGGCGGAAGCCGACAGCCCAAGGATTGACAGGGGTGGAGTTGTCGTAACGTGAGAAGGCAAATTGCGGGCGGACTATTCTCACGTTGATTCCGACTCCGGCGGGGCGTGGGAGCGTGGCCTCCAATATGGCTCTAGGCAGGGTGACGATGGAGCCGTTGACGGTGTAGTCGAGCGTCATGTCCGCGTTGTCGGTGACGGTGATGGCGCCGCCGAAGATGCGGCGAAGTCCGGCCATGATGCCGGGAAGCGTGGAGTCCGTGGTATTGGTGAGTATCCTTAGCTTGAGCAGCGTGCGGAAATCAGTATCGCGAAGATTTGACGTGGCGAACAGGCTGAAACCGTATTGGAACCAGATGGCGAGGCTGTTGACCGATTCCATGTTGTAGTCGCGAAAGCCGTTCGGGTTTTGCGGGTCGCTGGGTTTTTGGCTTGCGAAGCCGAAGTATTCGCCCTCGGGCACCTCGCCTGTGTAGCGACGCGTGATGCCTATGTATTTGGCCAGCATGTCCAGTTGGTCGCCTTCGGCGGTGTCGAGGTCGAAAGCGTCCGCGAGGCGAAGCCACAGCAAATTGGCGACAACCTGCCGGACAAAGGCACCTACGGTAGCGCGGGCGTTCTTCTTCCGGCGGTATTGCAGGATGAGCAGGTCTACGTAATACTGTGTGATTTCCTCAGCCGTCATTGCCGCCTCCTGCTGTTTCTCCCGTTGTGCTAATCCCGGCCTCGCCGTTGATGATGATGCGTTCCTCCGCCAGTTTGAAATATTTGTATTTGGCATCGGGGAAAACGAGCGCTTGGTAATTGATTCCATCGGTGGATATGCCGACGTTGAAGACTACGACCTCCGACATGGCCTCGCGCGCGACCTTGGCGATGGTAGTGATGTCGGCGGGCTGGTTGATTCTATAATTTTCTAAGGCGCGGAGAATCGCGGTGCGCAAGTCCTCTTCGGTGGAGACGGGGCCTCCGGAGAGCGTCTCGGCCTCCAACTTGATGTAAAGCGATTGTTCCCTCGGTCGGTAGAACAAAATATTGAAGAATGTGCCGTCTTCCTGTTCCACGGGAACAAGCGTCGCGCCCGCATCGAGGATAGGGTCGCCTTCGCCGTCTATGCCCACGATACCCTTCATGCCGCAGCCGGCGTTGCGCTTCATGTAGATGGCTCGTGCGACATCCTCATCCGTGCCTCCGCCGACGATGCACCAGATGGAGTGTCCGGGGATTCCGTCGGCGTCGGTTTCGTTGGTGGTGTTTTCATAGACAGCGGCTTGGGTCACGCCGGGCGTTTCGAGCAGGGAGGATTGAATGCCTGCCACCGTGCCCACCGCCGGCAGGGCCAGGGCGCGCGAACGGCGGATGCGCAGGTCGTAGTCGCTCTCTTCGTCAATACCTATGTTCTCTGGCGCGGAGGGATTGTTTACACTGACAATTCCGGCAGTGATGGTTACTTGTCGGGTTATAGTGTTCGGCAGGCAACGGACGGAGCCTGACTCAGCGGCGCGAAACATGAGGTCTTGGCTCCTTGTGCCGCCAGGAGCGTCGGGGGCGGGAATTGCGACGGTGTTTATGAGTTGGAAGCGATTGCCCTCGGCGTCGCTCACCGTGAAGGGAGTGCCGGAAGATTTGTCGAGGCCCGGAAGCGTGAGGGCGCGGCTGGTTGTCACGGTGACGGATGTCTCTGTGTAGGTTGCGCCCTGACGCTCGATGCCGTTGATGGCGCAGCGTTGGTCAAGCACTCGACCGACGGCGAAATCGGGGTCGAAGCTGTTGTATATCTGGGTGGCGAGGTCGAGGGTGTCCTTGACCGCGAGGGCGAAGATGTTGACGAGCTGGCCGTCCGGGGTGTCGGAGTCGATGTTGATGTCGTCGCCGTAGATTCTCTTGAGGCCGGGCGCGGCATCCGTGCCATTGACGATGAGGTTGATGATATCATCAAGGGTCATTGTCTGGATGCCGTCGTTGGTGATTTGGTTAGGCATTGTATTGGAAATAGGGTTGGTGGTTTGGAGATTAGTGGGGATTAGTGATTATTAGTGGTTTGGTGGGTTGTGTTTTAGACAGAATGAACAAAATGGAAAGAATGGAACAGAATGGAATATGATGTCATAGGAGTGTTGTTATTTCCACGTCGCCGGTTTGGGCGATGGTGAAGAGGGTGTCGATTTCGTAGCGGATTTGAATGCCACGATTCGCGGGATTATAGGAAGTATCAAGGCTGCGAATGCGCATAACTCCCTCGGTGTTCAGGATGATGGAACGCACTTGGGCGTGCAGGGACACGCGATCCTTGCCGCCCATGAGCCGCCACCAGTCCACGCCTGCCTCGGTGTCGAAAAAACAGTCTCCGAGAAAGGACAAGAGGCGGGTTTTGACGGATTGAGCGATGGCATCGCCCTCGCGCAGATAGTTCTGCCGGCCTTTCCCGAAAGTCCAGTCGTGGGGATTATCGGGTTCGTCAATGAGGGTGGTGAGAGAGCGGGTGATCATTGTAATAGGTTGTCCAATTTGGATTTAATGTTTGTCAGATCGGCATCAGTTGGCGTGATCCTTTTGCCCGTGTTAGTATCCATTGTAAGATTCTCAAGGCATGTGATAAGTTCCGCCAGTAATCCATGAAGGCTTTCGCCGTTTTTGCTCTGTATGCGAACCAAGCCGTCATCGCAGGCTGCGAGAACAGCCCCTTCGTTGCGAAGTTCCGCGTCGTCAGCATTGTAATCGGGCACGGGGTTTGTGCTGGGGCGGAAACCCACGATGGCGAGGCCGTCGGCGATGCTGTGCTTGCGACGGGTGGGCGGCACGGCGTCTGTATATCCTTGGGAAAACCATGTGCCTATGTCCCGATCCGAAAACAGAACCAAGCATGGATCGCCTTTTGCGATTGGCATGGTGAGCGCCGCGCCGCCGCCGGCGGGCACAAACACAGGCACATCGTAAAGTTCTGGATAATCCGTGATGACGCCGCCCACATCTGCCTTGTGATTGATGGTGATGGTCGCCGTTTGCGTGTCGGGGTCAAATTCCTGTATGGTGCCCAACTTATGACAATGCAAGTTGGTGAAAATTTCCCTTTTATGGATATCCATAAGGGTTTTTAAATCGATTTGGGATGCAGAGGTATTCATGTTTTCAATATCCTCCTCCCTGTATAATTTCAAGATCAGCCCTTTTGCGTTGCAAGGTGACCTTGGTCAGCCATTGGGCTCCCTCGGTTTGGGACAGGGTGGCGTTATGCACAATCTCCTGTATCATGTATCTTTCATTGCCCGGCTCGGGAGGCACCAGCGTTTCGACGCCCACTTCCTGGCCGACAATCAGGCGAGGCTCGAACAGAAGATCGACTTCAATCATGTCCTCGGCGTGCTTGAGCGAATCGTATTGTATTCCCATGTCCTCCGTTATGGACGGGACATCTCCCTCTATCGCCTCGTTGTCATTGAGCACCAGAAGACGACCGTTATCAATGAAACAACGTCCGCCGGTGTATTCCATGAGCAAATCCCATGTGTTTCCAAAAAGCGCGGTATTGCGTCGTTCGAGCACGTCATCGAAATTGCCGATGATTGGTGTTCCTTGGGTTTTCTTCAAGTCCGCCGCAAGCATCTCTATCAGGCTGGACATGGTGCTGTCTCCGCATACGCCACTGGTATGGCTGTTCACCATGTCGTAGGCGCCTTCGTAGGCCCGGATTTCCGTGACGATGTCCGCTTCCTCCCTGTGAGTCGTGGCCTCGCTAATATTGCCTTGGAAAATGAGCGGGCAGACGTCTCCGAAGCCCGCGCTGAAGGTTATTCTTCGCCATTGATCCGGTTTAAAGCGATCCTTGGAAATCTGATTTCGTTTCGACGATTCGGTATTGTAGAGTCTGAAGAAGCCAATGTTGGCAGCGGGATTGCAGTTGCGCACGATCCTGAACTCGATGGCAAACGGCGGTTCAATCACAATCTCCTCCGACTCGTCCTCGGAGTCGGGATTGCCAATGCTCAAACGATAGGTTCTATCGGACATATTCATAGTTCTGGAAAATCTGCTGTTCAATGAGGAGGATGTCATCGCCCTCAATTAGATAGAGGCTGACGGTTCCATCCGCGAAATCGCTTTGGCGCATGGGTTCACTTTTGTTTTTGGTCAATACGGTGAGGCCAAACGGCAAAATCTGGCGCCATGCGCGAAGTATATTTGGAGAGCTTACCATTCGCACGCCGGACAGTGCGAAGTTCTCGCCATACTCAAGATCGAAGAACCACCCCAACTGCCGGACCGAATACGTGAGCGCCAAGGTAACCCTGCTCTTGTCCGCAAGGATAAGACGCAGTCGCTGGCGCGGTTCATCCGAAATATTGGTGATAAGATTCATAAAGAATATTTAAACGGGAGTAATCGGCTGTCGTTCATTTGAGTGGTTCCCCAGCGGCAATTTTTGCCGCAAGTTCCTTTGCGCGTTGTTGTGCCTGTTGTCTGCCACTGGTGTTGAGCATCCCATCTAAAACATTGAACCATGACACATCGGCAGCGCCATTGTTTCGGGCCAAATAATACCAAGCGGCTGCTTCAATATCATCTTTGATTGCATGTATGCCCCAATGGTATATAAGGCCAATATAGGCCTGCGCTTGTGCATGTCCCTGCGCGGCGGCCTTGTAAAACCACTCCAGCGCCTCGGCATAGTCGGCATTTCGGTTTTGAATCTTTGGGCCTCCATAGAGGGTGGACCCGATAAGGATGGTTGCGACGCGAAATTGTCCTTCCGCGTTGCCTTGTTCGGCAGCCTTGCGATACCAAGCTATGGCTTCGGGATAATTTTCTGCAACACCCCATCCATTGACATACAAACGACCAAATTTAAGTTGCGCATTTGCGTCACCCTGTTCAGCTGCATTGCGATACTCGGCCACAACAACGGCTGCGGCGGCTTTACCTCGAGGCGTCTCAAACCAAGAAAACGAAAACTCTCCATTTTCAAGGGCTTTGAGATACCATCTCGTTGCTTCAATGTCATCTTTTTCCACGCCTCGACCATCTTTATACATTGAGGCAATATTACGAAATGCTATTTTATAGCCATTTCCCGCGCTTATGCGATACCACTTCATCGCCTCAGTGTAGTTTTTTCTTCCAAAATACTCGTACCCGAGTCCGAATTGCGACCCAGCGTTCCCCTGCTCGGCTTCTTGTCGCAGAATTCTCATTAACGAAGAGTCTGGACGATCGGCTGCATTTTGGCATGCCTGACATGCCCCTAATATAAAAATAAATACTATAATATTTCTTTTCATTTGTCATTTGCCTGATTTTAAGGCGATTATAAATATATCTGAATCTACCGCGTAGCCACGGGAATCCGCTTTTTGGGTATAATCATTGTATTTAGCCAATGCTCTGGCTGACGTCGTTCCCTCTAGCTTGGTTGGTTTTATTACATTGATTTGTTTAAATGTTATCGCAAAGGAACTGATGTAACTATTGTCTTGGGTGGCTGTAATTGTTTCACTGGCGTCCCATAGATAAGGGCGCGCGAGGGGCGGGCCTCGGTAACTCGTTGATACAGAGGATTGGGGTTTGCGCGCGTTAAATGGGCGTTTCCTAAATTTCAGGCTTCTTTTTGTAT